AAAGAACTTTCAGATATTGAAACTAAAAAAAATATAGAAGGAATTACACTTTCAAATGACAAAAAATTAATTAATTTATTGATAGAACGTATACTTGACCCATCTCCTGATTGGAAGAAAAATATAGATATTTTAATTAATATCCCAACTTCGTTAAAAGGTCAAGGATTTTTAAGAGGGGGCGACTATTTTGAAGCTCTGTTTCAATTAGCAATAGCAATAAAAGTTTTGCCGCAGTTCACTAATAAATTTATAAGATTTTTTGATATAAAAAATTATTATAAAACTAAAGAAATAAAACAATTACATAATTATTTATATGAAAAACCAATTAATAATTCTGGAGGGGGGGAACAGGGTATATCTGATATAACATTTGAAGTCTCAGACAAATCAGATTTTAGTACAATAAAAGACACAAGTTATGATTGTGGGGTAATGCCAGCTGAATCAGAAGGGACAAACACTATTCAGCCATCAAATCCATATTACTTTACAAGTGTAAAAGGGTATAAGAAAGAAAAAGGTATAAAAGATAGCTATGACATACCTTTATTAGATCAGCAAATCAGAGAATTTTCTGACAAAAATAAACATATTATTGTATGTGTTCGTAACAAGGAACAATTTCTTATAAATGTATCAAGATCAAAAATAGATTTTTTGAAAAATAGTATTAATTATGTTCTTGGATATGATGAAGTAATGGATGCTTTTACAAATTTCAGAATACAATTTTTTAATCGTATTCAAGAAAACAACACACATGAAAACATAGAAAAAGAAGTACATAAAATGTTTCCTAAAAATAAAATATTCAAACAATCACTGAATTTATATTTTCATCAGGAACTCGTTGTAAAATCTGTTATAAAAAGAATAAATGAAGTTAATTCTTTAGGAAAACCCCATTTTTTATGTATAGGTGTATTACCAAGAGGTGGAAAATCTTTTATTGCTGGAGGGATTATCAATAGTCACAGGAAGGAAAAAGATGGTTATAACGTATTATTCCTCACATCTGCTGTAAATGAAACAAGAGATCAATTTAAAAAAGATTTGATAGAAAAATTTTCAGATTTTTCTACATTTGATTTTATTGATGTAGTAAAAAAAGAGGGTTTGACAGATAACCCAAATAAATTTTATTTTATAAGCCGTCAATTAGGTTCAAAAACTGAGAGAGCTCCTAGAGAGTATGGAAAAGAAGAAGAAAGTATTATTTCACATAATATAATTGATACGCTTAAAGAAATAGGAACTGTTCCAAAATTTGATATTGTATTTTTTGATGAAGCTCATGTTGGTATAACGTCGATAATGGTTAGAAAAACTTTCCAAGAAATATTCAATAATTTTGAAAGTCCTATAATTTTGATGACAGCCACTTATAAAAAACCAGCAGTAGTTTTGCATTCAAAAAAAGACTTATTTGTCTGGGATTTAGAAGATATAAAGCATATGAAAAGTTTACCTGTCTTGGGTTTTGAAGGTTTTAAACAAAGTAATCCAGATTTGTTAAATAGATATCCAGATATATCTGAAGAAATATTACGCAATAGAATCGAACAGGGAGAAAGTTTGGAAGCAATGGCAAAACCATACAATAACTTTCCTGAACCAAATTTTATATCACTCACATTTACTCCAGATACTATACAAAATTTAAAAGATACAGGGACTGGTTATAATTATTTAAATGCATTTCAAATAAATGTGAGAGCATCTACATTATTTGATAATAGTAAATACTTAGAATGGAGTACCATGTTAATAAATCGTGAAGAAGCATTGAGACTTCGTCAATTTATGACACCTGAGCAGGATATAAGTGGAGAAGAAATTAATACACCATTTTTAAGAGATAAAGAAAGAAAGTACCGCGCTTTAAATCAAATATTTAATATAGCACAAAAAAATAATTCAAGACCGCTTCAAGGAAAACCGTTTTCGATACTGATGTTTTTACCTTGGGATAAGAAAACACCAGTTGGTGCGTTGTGTCGTATTTGGGCTGCATTTATGCTTGAATCAAAATATTGGAAAGAAAATTTTGTATTTTTAACGTTAAGTAATTATGATCCTGCAGTAAATAAAAAAGATAGTAAAACTTTGTTTAAAGCAAGACCACAGCAAAAAATAACATTTGAATCTGAATTTAACAAGGGTATTTTTCATGAAGAAGACTTAAAAGGAGATTTGAAGCAAAATATTGTAAGTATTGAACGAGAGGCACTTAGACGAGGAAAGGGTCTTGTAATACTAACTGGAGATGTTGCAAAAATGGGTATTTCATTAAAATGTGTAGATGTAGTATTTTTGATGAGTAATATAAAAGAAGCGGATGATATTATTCAAAAAATGTATCGTGCTTTGACGGACGATCCTCCAAATAAAAAACATGGATTTATAGTCGATCTTAATTTAAAACGTATTATTACCGCAATGTATGAATATGATTTGGAAAAAGATATGATGCGTACAAAATCAAAACATGTAGAAAGTGTAAAAGAACGTCTTAACAAAATTTTTAATTTATGTAACTGGGGACAAGATGCCTTTATAGAAGATAATCCTGATAAAAATTTTAATGATATAATGAATATAATTAAAAAGAGAGTACTTGATAATTTAGAAAATAAAATATTCAGTGATTTTAACGAAAATTTTAAAGAAATAAAAAATATACAAAAACAAATATTTTTTGAAAATACATCTCTTTTTAAAGATATGATTGATATTTTGAAATATAGTAAAGTTTCTGCTCAAGGAACAAATCAAAGTCCAGATATTATGAATACACGTGGAAATGGTGTTCCAGATGAACCTAAGACTAATGTATCACCTTCTGAAGAGTCTAAAAGTGAAAACGAGTCACCGGCTTTACCCCCGACTCCAGAAGTAAATCTAGAAGAAATACAAAAAATACAAGAAATACTCATAAACATACTACAGACATTTGTAAATGCGTTAGTAATTAAATCTGCTGAATCTTGGTCAGATACTTTAAATTTAAGTTATTTACTTGAAAAATATTATATAGATAAAACAAAGTTTGGTGAAAAAATGCCATCATGCGAATGTAATAAAGAGGAGGAATGTAAGATAGAACATGACAACTTATATGAAGCAGTATTTTGTCAATTAAAAAATTATGCAATGGTGAGTGTTGGTAAAACTTTCAAATATGTTCTTAATAATCATAAAAAAATTATTATGTTTGCCGAAAATTCTTTTAAAAATAACCCAACCATTATTCAATGGAATCAGTACATAGAAAATTTACTGCGCGATATAAAATCTGGAAAAAATATGAAAAAACAAACTGGAGGTAAACGAAAAACAAGAAAGATAATAAAAATCTATAGTCATTAATTAGGAATGGAGGACACTGAAAAAAGGTATAATAGTGTTCTTGAAATAATAGATAAAAGGCTTATTGCTGATGAAACGGCAAAAGGGGCTCGCGGAGAAGTTTTTACACCTTTGAATCTGGCAAGGGAAATGTTATTTGGATTGCGTAAATCTACAATAGAAAATTTCAAAGGTAAAATGCCTCATTCAAAAAAGAAAGAAAAAGATTATTTACAATTTATTTGGGGAATAAATAAAGATGATGGTGAATTTTTTGATGATAAAGAATCTGACAGAATTGGTGGAATACCATTATCAGTTTGGAGAAATCCTAATACAAAGTGGTTAGATCCGGCGAATGGCATTGGTAATTTTCCAGTTGTTGCATTTTACATGTTAAATTATCAACTTGGTAAACACGGTCCCAGTAATTTTCGAGGTGAAGCAAATGCTAAAAAACGTAAAGAGCATATTGTTAAAAATATGTTATATATGATTGAAATTGATAAAGGGAATGTAAACTCTACTATAAAAATTTTCAAACTGATGGTACCTGGCGTTAAACCAAACATATGTTGCGCAGATACATTAAAAATGACTGATGCTAGACTTAAATCAGAATTTGGTGTCAATAGATTTGATGTCGTTATGGGTAATCCTCCTTATAATCAAGGTGGAACAAAAACAACCGGTGAAAAGGGATTATACAAAAAATTTATAATGTATGGTTTTAATTTATTAGAAAAAAATGGATATTTAATTTATGTTCATCCTCCTAATTTTCATAGAATTGATAAAGATGATACAAAAAAAGAAATTACAGTTAAAAAAATATTTAATGATAATAATTTATTGTTTTTAAGAATAATACCTGATACAAAAGTATATTTTGATGTACAAATAGCAATAGATTACTATATTTTACAGAATAAATCTAATGAAAAAAAGGCGGATATTTTAGATGAAAATAATTTTTTAACGAATGATATAAATATTGCTTTGTTTAACATAGTGCCAAATTTTGGGTTTAATGTAATAAAAAAATTAGAAGCATTACAAAAGAAGTACGGTGTTTTTGAAGCAAAAGTTGGTAGAGATTCAAGTCACGATCAAAGAAGAATAATAAAAGGGAAATTAAAGATAGTTCATTACATAAATAATGATGGAATGCGCATTTTTTTATCAGAAAAACCACACGAATACCAAAATACAAAAAAAGTTATTGTAAATGGATTAGGTGTTCCTTATGTTCTTAATGATAAAGATGGTAAATACGGAGTAAGTGAAGGGCCATATTATATTATAGAACCTTCAAACAAAGAAAAAATTTTTTTATTTTCAAAATTATTCCAATACTTATGTCTTGCATATAAAATTCAAGGTAATAAAAATGATATGTTTTTGTTTGATATTTTACCCAATTTAAACAAAATTAATTTTACAACGGAAGAATCAATGATGAATGCCTTAGGTTTTAATGAAAAAGATAAAACTGAAATAGAAAAATACAAAGTGCCAACATTTCTTAATGTAGAAAAAATAGAGATACCTGGTGAAGGTAAAGCCAAAACAGCAAAAGCCCCAAAAGCCAAAGGAGGCGCCCCCAAAACCCACACAAGGAAGCGCAAACCCTCCGAGAAATCATGGTTCTTCTAATCCAAAAAAATTGAACAACCACCCCCACAATCATCCAACACAAAATGCCCTGGTTTTCAGCCCTAAAACTATTTGCCCCAGAAACACCTAAGTATAATTTAGAAATGCCAATCACGTCTGGAGTCAGACACCATAATCTATATCCTTTGCGCCTACAAGTCCCAAAGGATACAGATTTAATGAGAAAACCCGACTGGTACAAGGGCGGTCCCTACAGCGTATCGCCTCTCCCTGAGACCCCCATTCCACCCCTCATGAGTCGTATCCCTCGCCCGGCCTATCTGAGACACCAGAAGCCGTGGAAGTAATATATCCGCCCTAAATAAGGATGCGCACCAAGAAAAAACATATTTTTCGTAGAAAACAAAGGGGTGGCGCCTGCTCGGCAGAAAAAGAAGACCTGAATCGCCAAATGAATATTGCCGATTGTTACAAGGACGGCTCCGATTTCCCTTCCGTCGTCATGCTCAAAAATTTCCGAACAGCCGTCGAAGATTTATTTGGATCAGCCCACTGTAACATGTTTGACATTCAACAAAAAATCATGAAAGACCCGCTGTACGGAGATGTAAAACCGGAAAAAATCTGTTGGCTCCAAGTGATTACTCAGAAGAAATTAAACGACCCGCGTCCAATTTATGAAAAGAACGATATCGTGAATAAACTACCTGTAGAGGTCGAGTACGCCTTTCACGATTCTGGATACAGCCCGACCCAGATTAAACATGAAATCAAGCAAATTCTTTCTCCTGGGTCGTACATTGACCCGGCCTCCAGAGCTAAGCTGGGAGACGGTGATGTTACTTTGGAGCGGGGTGTAACCGAAATAACTAAGGCTGATTTTGAAGAACTCGGATTTGAAAAGGCAATTCACTCTTTCGAAGGAAAACTTTCAGGCTCCAACATGAAAATCACAATGACTTTTCCAGGCGGCGACAAATTCCACACGGAAAGAACGAGAGAACATGAGCACGCCGGTGAAGGCACCGACTATTTTGGTGGAAACCCTGTGAAGAATAAATGGTTTAACAATAATCCTGACGGAAGTCCCGAGATAGCCAAAAAATACATCCTCTGTAAGGAACTCGGTGACACGCTTCAAGTGATGTATGCGAATAAAATCATCAAGCACCAACGAAAACCATCTGTCCAGTACTGTATGTTCACAAGCGATAACGTCGTGCTTGCCAGATGCCGTCAATATCGTATTTCGGTCTGTGTTCAACAGCATGTGAAAAAGGAATATGCCAATGTGGGATCCTGTTATTATTACATGAATTCCGAAATAACGGATGCCGAGCGTATCAGCATATTCAAGGCCATGTACAAGAAGCAGTGCCTGGACAGGAATGCCACGGTCATCCAGAATATCAAAGATATTACCGATGTGTTTTATTTTGATAATAGAGAATTGAGTCTCGACGGAGAATTCAGAACGCTCTTTAAAAATATCATTGAACATATCAAGGAAATCAACGAGGCGGTTGAAGACGCTGAGCCGAGTATGAGCTTAGACGAATACAAGAAATTCACTGCTGAGCGCACGGCCTTCACTCTCGTGAGTGGTAAAAAAATCAACTACAACTTTACAAGAGTGTTTCCAAAACCGACACGCCCTGTATGGGACGAAGGCGATTTATTGGGAGTCGTTATACACCGTATGATTTCTGTTCGCAATGTTGACCGCTCTCCCAAGTACAAGGTGAAGACATTCCAGGAATCACAGGAGGCTCGTGATGAACGTTTTAAATTGCGCAAGATGCGTTTAGAGGTGTTCAAGGTGGGAAAAATCCTGGAAAAAATAAATAGTTTAGGAAGAAACTTTTCTAAACCAATACAGGCCCTTATTGAGAAACAGAAGGCCATCATTGGAAGGTGGCGTGAGGCATGGAGTAATTGGCTTGGCTCTAAACAAAGGGGTGGTGGTTACGATGAACCTGAAGAACCCTCGCCAACTCAAGACTTTTATGACATGGCTTGTTGTATTTTCTTAGAAAAAATAAAAGAAGCCGACTATTTGGAAAGGGAATATCAAAGACAAACTGAAAAAGAGGAAGTGGCCGAAGATTTTGCCTATGAATTTTTATGTTTTACGTACAATTACTTGAATTACATAGGTGATACACCGATTGATGAAAAGATTTTAAGGCCACTTATCCAGTTATACATGGATGGAAAAATACATGATTATGAAATTGATGGATTTGAAGGGCAGTGGAATCAGTTTATAAGGGGCATCAATAAACCATTAAGACGCACCACTATGAAAAAACAGTCATCTTTGAGACAGGGTACAAGAAAAAGGGCCCGTAATAACACGAATGTTGAAGAAAACGTGACAGTCTCTTTCTAAACCGTGGTTCCACCTACCGCACCCCACCGAGCAAAAAAGATATCCTGTAGGACTTCCACATCACGGTCAGCCGAGTGGGCTAAGCCAGGCGGGTCCTTTAGAAACGTAGCACGATACAGTTCGTCAAGCGACGGATATTTGTACATATCCTTCGCTTTACCATACTTACTAGGAATTCGCAATTCATTCGTAGACTTTAACATCGTGCATAATTCACGGTCGTTCTTCCAAAATCCGGTCGGCCCAATGTTGAGGCGCCAGGCGTAGGCATTGAAAATCACGTTCCTGTCAAAAAAGAGATTGTGAGCCACCAGGAAATTCGCTGACTCGCAGTCTAGACGAAATGCCTCTAAGACATTGGCCAGAGGCTTGCCCTCAGCCACGGCCTTCTCCTGTGTGATTCCGTGAATCTTGCTCGCCGCAGCCGGTACGGTCCAACCCTCGGGCTTGATGATATGATACTCTTTCTTCACACGCACACCGTCGTCAAACATGATCCAGCAAATGGACACGAGATCCGGCCAGTTCCCCTTCATCTGTAAAGCGGAAATCGCCGAATGTTTGGGAAGACCCGTCGTCTCTGTATCAAAGAATAGGAGGCGCACCATTTTACTATGTAATAGTGTTATTCCTTTATACGGGTCTAAAAATTTCACTATATGACATAGTAAAATGACCTATCAACTACTCGATGAAGAGCATAATCGCGTTCCAGAACAAAATTGTTCAACTTATCTTGTCCTCGTCTTTGTCATAGTTTCTCTTCTCACCTACGCAATTCTTATCATCTGTCAAATCGCCTAGAGCGTAGCAGCTTTGTCCAGCCTCGGGCGGATTTCCTTATCAAAGGTCGTCTCAAATGATTTCATAGCCCGGAGAAAATTCGGCCCAGGCGTGAAGGCGATCGGCCGTTTCTTCTGAATGTAGAGAATCGCCTCTTCCACCTTCATTCCCGGATTTTTTGCCATCAAGTACATGGCAACCACCGCCGCCGACCGTTGCATGCCCGCTGCACAGTGAACGAGAACAGGTCCCTTGCGATGTTCTATTGACAACTTGTAGACGACCTCAAACGAAGCGAGTTCCATGGCCCTAATCTCTTCGTCTTTAAGATTGTCGTGAACCGGCAGACGGTACTTTCTCGGCACGGTCGGCAGAAACGGCAAATCCTTCGTACAGTTGAACACGGCATCAATGTGTCGCCGAGCAAAGAAATCCGGATCCTGTGAAGCCATCGCGTTTCCGAGCCAGAGCCCAGGAAGTATTTCATCAGCCGGATTGCGATATAAACCGTTCATTCGCCCCTTCTCGGATTCTCTAAAAAAAATTGAACCGGCTGGGCGCCCAAAAGCCATTAAGAAAGGTCGCAATGGAGTCCAAGCCTATTACCAAGAACCTGTACCGCGAGGATGAAGTCATCGCTGCCCTGCGTTACAGCATTGCCGAGGGCGACGCCGCGCAGGCCGTCTTCTGGGTCCAGGAAGCGCTGGAGTCCGATATGGACGTCCTCGTACTTCAGACGCTGTTCATGACCTGGCTGTACATTGTCGGCATGGCCAACATGCCCTGGCTCGGCTGGTTTCTTGCCGGCATCAGAGACTCGGCCTTTACCGAGGAGACCATGATCAGCATGACGGTTGCCCTCGCCACTTCTCCAAAGGACTCTTCCGTGTTTAGCATCCTCGCCTCGGGTCTGGATGAGGTGCCCTCAGAGCCTGTCAAATTCGCCGTACTTCCTGTGGCTCTAAGGAACAAGGGGCTGACAAAAGAGGAGACAACCTTTGTCAGGGCTGTACAGCAGGGCAGATTTATAACCGCATGGCAAATGGCTCAACCCCTGTGGGAGTCTGGCAGTGCCGCCACGATTCTCGAGGCGATGGGCTCTCCCAACTTTCCTCTGGAAACCCTGGGTCCGCTGTACTCGGAGAAATTCCTGTGGCCGTTTCGGGCTCTGTCACTCCTCATTGCCCATTCTCCAGGAGTTCTTCACAATCAGATTCCACCGGTGCCGACCGTGAATCCGATGATTCTGGCCGAGTGGGAGGCGCGCAAGTTGTTGCCCATGCGTAAGCGTCGCATCTATCCCATCCCCGTCGTTTGTCTCTATCCTTACACGGCTCGAGGCAAGATGTCATCGGCTTTGAGCACGGACTCTGAGTTGACGCACGGCCTGGAAAAATCCATGACCAAGAGCACTTATTGGGAGGATCACGCAAGCGATTACATCAGCAATGGGTTGGCGCGGGAAAACTTCTACGATGAGCACTTTCCAAACGATATTCCTGATGAGTGGTCTTCAGCGGATCGGGCGAAGTCGCATGGACCTGGTGTCATCGTCGGTGGAACCTCTGGTCAAGAGCTACTCAAGAGATCCCTGCAGGTATTCTTCAACGCCCCGTCTCATTATATCAGCGGAGGTATTGATGCGGCTATTGCAGTGCTGACCAAAAATAACGTGACGGAGGCGTATTTCCACGATTACTACAAAAATGGTTCAACCTGGTATATGGACGACATGAAAGATGCTTTGAATGCGATTGCCTACTGAACGACTTCAAACAGGGTGATACGGTTTTCGGAGACTGAATAGTAGCCACAGAGTTGGGTGGGAAGTGTCTCAGGTTTTTTAATGACGAGTTTCTTCTTGGGCGTTATAGGAGTAGTTACAGCCGTCGGAGTAGTGACCTCAGAAAGAACAGGAGCAGACACTGACTTGGTTACCACCTTTTTCTTCACCATTTTCTTCACAGGGATCTCTATTTCCACAACCGAACCGATGATCATATTCGCTACTGGTTTCTTCGGAAGATTCTTATAGGTGGCTCGTTCCATTGTTGCCAATTCCTGTTGCGTTTCCTCCGAGAGAGTATAACCGGCTTTGATCTGTTCTTCAAACCATGGCCCCTTGTACAGGCGACTCCAGGCCGGAATTGGTTCTGTTACGCGGCCGTGAAACATGGTTTCCTGGTTCGGAATGTACTTACCGGCTCGTTTGACTAGTTGAAA